TCTCCAAGGTGGATGTGGTTGACGGCATTGTGGATTCGATACTCGTGGACACCGCAGAGATTGGTTCGGCAGGAGCAGGGTTAACCGCTGTGTGGACGACAGGGATTACCGAGTCTTATGCTGCCGATGGGTCGGCAGCAACGCCTGCCCAGTTGATGTATATGATCTGGTGTGCTGTGCATGAGTTTAGCATCAGTAGTACCACGATTACCGGGAAGAAACTGGATGGTAGCACCACTGCCATGACATGGACGATCAACAGTGCGAGTGAACCGACTAGTAGAACAAGGGCGAGTTGATGGCGGTTAAAGATCTCATTGGGCCGGGCTTTGTCGGATCGGAAACGATCCAGTACATCGTTACCCGTGGGATGTCATCGATTGACCCCCAGATGAATGTGGCAATCATCTTCCAGAGCAACGTGCTCATAGGAGATGCGTTAGAAGAAGAGCACTTTTTAAAGGGTGTTGCGGTAACTGGATTTACCTTTCTCTTGTTAGATGCTGGTAATGGTACCACCATTACCAGCGGCACAGTGACAGGCAAGATCACCAAGGATGGCGGTACCCAAGGTGCAGTCGCTGGTTCCTTCGTTCACGAGGGTAATGGCCAGTGGTCGGTAAACTTGAGTGCCACTGAGATGGATGCTGATGTGATTGGATTAACATTCCTACACAGTAGTGCCGTTCCGGTCTACAAGACGTTGAGGACTAAATGACAGACAAACCTAAAAGGGATTCTCCACGTAAGCTGTTCGTCGATCGCATGAGGCGAGAAGATCGTTTCAGCGAGTACCGAAAATCGTATCGTGCTTATATGGAGAAGGGTTTGCCTTTTTTGAAAGCCCAGTATCAGACGATGCTGGACATGGGGTACGAAGGACCTGAAAAGGAACGAGAGATTGTAGCCAACAAGGAGGAAGAGGCTAGAAAGATTCTCGATCAGGATGCTAGTAAGTTGCTTGCTGATTACGATATCAACGAGTCGGACTTACCAATAGAGATTGCGTTTGTCTTCCATAATTTGCACAAGGCTCGTGGTGAACGTCATGAGTGGGGTGTGAAGCCACAGGAAGCACCAACGCCGGGAGCCTGGAACATGCTCGTCTGGGCGACGGAGAATGAAGGGAAGTTCATGGAACTCGTCATCCGTGAACAACTCAAGGGCAAGGGTAAGCAGACTGACGAACAAGGTATGGGCGACACAGGTGAATCGATTTTGCAACTAGAAGAGATGCTATCGAGTGCGCTGATGCCAAATGAGTCTTTACAATCAAGTACCGAAGAACCTGAAAGACAACCTGAAGTATCGGCGTGAGCTACTGGCTTGGGCTGATACTCCTGCTCGTCGTCGCAGTCTCTGGACTGCGTGTAAGCACGACATCTTGTTTTTCATCAATGCCTTCTGCTGGCTCTATGAGCCACGTACAAGTCGGCTGCGCGGTACTACGTCTAATGTGATCCCGTTCATGACATACGGGTACCAGGATGACGCTTTTCTTGAGATGTACGAACATCTGGGTCGAGAGGACATAGGTGTCGAGAAGAGTCGTGACCTGGGTGCTACCTGGATGTTCTTAACATTGTTCTTCCATGGCTGGCTTTTTGAAGACTTCTCCAGCTTTGGAATCATGAGTCGGACAGCAGATCTTGTCGACAAGCCAGGAAAGAAGGACACGCTTTTCTGGAAATTAGATTTTCTGCTGCACGGCGAAGGCAGGAAGGGGGGCCTGCCGACGTGGATGCGCCCGAAGGATGTCTACCGCTCCATAATGCTGATGGAGAATCGGGACAACGGTAGCACCTTCGAGGGCGCAACCACGACTGAAGATGCTTTCCGTGGTGGTCGTAAGAAGGCCATTGCCCTTGACGAGTTTGCTGCCTTTCCCAACGGTGCTGACTACGAGGCTCAGAATGCTACTCAGCATGCAACGGATTGCCGAGTCTTTGTGTCGACACCCAAAGGGGCTGCTGGAGCCTACTACGATGTGATGCACACCCCTTCGTCTATGGTAAAGATCATCATGGATTGGAAGAAACATCCGGATCGTCGGATAGGTCTTTATGATTCAGCTGAAGGTAAACTTGAAATCCTTGATAAGGATTTCAAGTTTCCTGCCGGGTATCCGTTTGTTCTGGATGGCAAGACTCGTAGTCCTTATTACGATAACGAATGTAGTCGTCCTGGTGCTACACCCCAGAGCGTGGCCCAGGAACTCGATCGTGACTATGGTGGGTCCGATTACCAGATCTTTGGTAAGGATCTCTACGAAGCCGGTCAGAGGAACGTGATGATCCCCTTCATGCGTGGCGTGTTTGGCTACGATTCAGATAGCCTGGATCCGATCTTCGACCGTTCGGATGATGGACCATTGAGGCTGTGGGTCCATCTGGATAACTCTGAGCGACCTACCTCCATGTACTCTGAGTACGTCATCGGGTGCGATATCTCTGCGGGTCTTGGTGGCAGCTATACGAGTAACTCCGTGGCGACGGTGGTTAACGCCGTTTCCAAGACGCAGGTAGCAGAGTTTGCCTCTAACACAATGCGGCCCGAGGACTTTGCTGACTTCGTGATCGCACTATGTACCTTCTTCCATGATGCGTATCTCATCTGGGAATTCAATGGATCTCCGGGTGGTGCTTTTACGAAGCGGGTGCTCGATCAGCGGTATGCGAATATCTACTTTCGAGAAGTCGAACACAAGAACTTCAAGAAGAAAACAAAGAATCCTGGCTGGTGGAGTAACGAGAAGAACAAGTTGGCTGTCCTCTCCACTCTGGCCACGGCTATCAAGTCCGACGAGTTTATCATCCGAAGTACTGATCTCCTTGATGAGTGTCGGCAGTACGTCTACAAGGACGGTCGTGTTGTTCACAGTCGGAGTGTCAGGACTATCGACGATTCCAGTAAGGGGCAGGCCCATGGGGATCGTGTCATCGCTGCTGCACTCGCTTGGCATGCTGTCAAGGACAGACCCTCTCAGCCAAAAGAGGATCACCGCCAGGAGACTCCTGTTGGTTCGATGGCTTGGCGATTCAAAGAACGTAATGACAAGTTAGAAAAACTTAAAAGTGATGGGTGGGATTAATGAATCCAGAAAATGCTAAAGAACGTGCTCGTCTCATGAAGGCGATCGAGCTGTCCACGAGAGCACTGCGACCATTTCGCCAGAAGCGAGAGAAGTTGGTACGGGATTATGTCGGCTCTCATTACGGGAACAGTGGTACGGGTCGTGAGGTGCTCATGAACTTGATGTACCAGACCGCCGAGACTTACTCGCAGTCTCTTGCTGCTAACCGGCCGAGGATTCTGGTAACGAGTAAGCACAAAAAATATGTCTGGTTTGCGCATCACTTCCAGCTCGCTACCAATAATCTTATTAAAGAAATTCACCTTGAGGAGGTTCTGAGGCAGGCTGTTCTTGATGCCTTCTTTTGCCTCGGAGTTGTGAAGGTGTACAACGCCGATGCCGGATTAGTCGAACTGGAAGGTGAGGACGAGTGGGTGGATCCTGGTAAACCTTTCGCTGAGAACATTAGTCTTGATGACTTTGTCTATGACACTCAGGCAACCGACTGGCGCAAATCTAAGTTCGCTTTGAATAAGTATCGGATGAGTTTTGACAAGATGAAAGAGGACGTGGCTTTTGATCCAAAGGTGAAGGATGAGCTGCAACCTACCAGTAAGTTCAGTGACATGGATGGTGAGGATGGCAAGTCCGGGGTGCGGAACATGATGAACCCAGAAGGTGATCCGGACGAGTACGAACCGATGATCGATCTGATGGATGTCTGGCTTCCCCAGGAAAACAAGATAGTTACGTGGCCTGTTCATAACGGAGAGAAGCCCCTTCGGGTTATGGAGTGGCAGGGTCCAGAGCGTGGTCCGTTCCACATTCTCTCTTTTGGGGATGTTCCGGATCACATCATGGGTATCTCTCCTGCGATGAATTTGAAACCGCTTTCGGATCTCATTAATGGTTTGCTTCGCAAGCAGCGTCGTCAGGCCCAGCGACAGAAGGATATTCCGTTCTATCAGGCTGGTCATCACGATGATGCCAAGCGACTTGAGCAAGCTGCTGATGGGGAGTGGACTCGTGTCGACAACCCCGATTCTGTGAACGTGATGAAGATGGGTGGCGTCGACCAGAAGAATCAGGCCTTCGGAATGGCCATGACGGATGTCTACGATCGGATGGCTGGAAACTTACAGGCGATGGCGGGACTTGGTCCTCAAGCAGAAACTCTTGGCCAGGATCGGTTGATCCATGGTGCAGTGAGTAAGCGTGAGGCGAATATGCAGTACCGTGTTGTGAAGTTCACGAGTGATGTCTGTCGTGATCTTGGCTGGCTTTTGTGGATCGATCAGATCAAAGAGATGCCTCTTGAGTTCGAATCTGAGGGGGGAACGGTACATCAGACATGGGATGGGGAACTTCGGGAAGGGGATTTTCTTGATTATAACTTTGAGATTGAGCCTTTCTCGATGCAGTATAAGTCTCCTTCTGAAAGGATAAATGGCCTCACAACCTTTATTACTCAGGTCGCTTTGCCGATGCAACAGAATTTGCAGGAGGCTGGTGGTCGTATCGATTTCCAAGAGCTTGTTGAGTTGTATTCAGACCTTATGGATCTCCCCCGTCTTCGTACCTTGATCACGTTCGAGGAACCCAAGGAAGGCCGTCCTGGTCCGTCTCCAGATATTCCACAAAAGGCTAATCATACTGTGCGGGAGACTGTCAGAAAGAATGTCCCAACTGGCGGAACTCAAACTAGTCGTAGCAATGTGATGCAGCAGATACTACAAGGTGGTCAACCGAATTCCGATCAGATGGCCCAGTTCGGG